CACGTTTGTCGGCGATCAGTTCTGCGATCTCGTCACGTTGTTCTCCTGCCTGCTCGAGCATGGTACGCACGTTGCATACCGGACCTGAACCAAACTGGTAGTGGGGCAGTTGGTCACGCAAACTCATAACAGTTTCTTAAATTGTCTCCACCTACGTTTGACCAGCCTGGTCGGGTTCAGTGGTTCTGAGAGTTGCCAATGCCAGGGTTCGTATTCGGGGTTTGGGCCTGTTGCCAGGTATGCCGGTGGGCCTTGTAGGTATAGGCCGTATTTGGGTGCGTTGGCTCGTAGCCATGTGAACACGTCACCGTTGTTTACGTCGAAGTCCTGTGCAACACCCCAACCGTGTGGGCTGAAACCTGGTGTAGCTGACGGTGACTTGCCGACCTTTAGGTACCATTTGCCACCGTTGAAGTATCGGGTTATCTCGGGTTTGCGACCCGTGGGTCGGTCACTGTACCTGTCATAAAACAATGCTTCTTGGCGTGCATACGACCTGTAACCCTCAGATACGGCTTTCAACGTAATTCCTTGTTTGCGTGCGTCGTCGTACATGATGTTGCATGCAAACACAAAACCGCCACAATGGTTTGGGTCAAACCAGCCTGTGCCACCACAGCTCAACTTAGCGAGCGCTTCGCTCGGTAGTTTGCCGTTGATTGGCACCCAGTCTTTTGGCACGTTCAACCGTTTGTAGGGATAGCCAAGTTCAGGCATTGTCTTTGCGTCCAATGATCGGCTGCACCGGTTCGCCTGCTCGAGCTGCAATACCGTTGCCAACCGCATAACCGATAATCAGCGTCATCACTGGCATGCCGTTGTCCATGTCCAGTTTGCCGATAGCCATAAGCACTGTTATGCAGATCAACCCGACTAGGGCAATTAACGCTTTGCTGGGGTTAGCAATTTTCATTACGCCACCCGGTAGCACAAATTCATGGATAGTACGTCATTGTTGGCCCAGGTGAATGGCACGGTGGCGTTTACTACTGCCCAGCGTGTGTACCTGGTGTATGCGGCACCGTTGTCAAACACTCTTGGGGCCAGCGTCAAGTTTGTGCCACCTCGAGCCACCACGCCGTTGTAGTTCAAACCTGACGAGTCGTCTGCCATAAGCAAGTTGCCTATGACTAGATCTGTGATAGCAATTTCGTACCCTGCTGGCAACGTCAACGTGATAGCACCTGTTGCTGCACCGCTGGCTGTGGCTTTAATTTCCACAAACGCAATGTCCTGAAACACGTAACCTCGAGCAGCGACCGTGCCTGCAAAGTTGGTTGCCGTGACCGTAATCGTGGACATTGCGCCTAGATCGTTCATGTCGCTTGCTGTGAGCACGTCGCCCACACTGAAACCGCCTGGTGCTGTCATAAGTAGTCCTTTCTAGAAACCGAGTTTATTCCCGGGATAGGTGCCTGAAGTGCCCAAAGTGCCCAACGAAGCGTTATTCAGGATCAAGTAATTAAATTGGTCTGCTGGCGTGAAATAAAACGTCACCATTGTGTCACTAGGGGTTGCAATAACTGAATACCCCTCTACTAAACCGTTGTACGTAGTGCCCCTGAATTTCAGTTCAATTTCAGTGCCTATAACGGTATTTATGCCTCGGGGCACAGCCAAACTGTCAATGTAATTTTGCAATAGAAATGCAGCAAACAAAGATTGAGCAGCTGTGGTCTGTGCTGCTCGAGACACTGTGATTGACATTGGCGTATTGGTTTGTGACGAATACTGGCTGACTAGATACTGTGCGTGGCTTAAAGCTTGGCTAGTTGTGTAATCCAACGACTCTTGCACTAGTGCAAATTTGCCGGTGCCCGAAGTTTGATTTGTAAGACCCTGTGGCTGAATTGTGCATTTTGTAAAATAGTTTTCGGACGACGATTTAAAAGCAATTTCGTTGTATTTAAAGTAAGACGGTGTTGCTGTCCAATCGGCTTCAACGTCGCTAATTCTGATTTTGCTGTTGCTTGAAAAGTAATAACGACCAATAAATGCCAAACCTAAATTGCCAGTGTCGTCGTCATAAGCTTCTGCAATTCGGCCTACTTCGGTGAGCATTAACTCAGACATTAAATTAAGTGCGTTGCCTGTGTATGTTTGCGCTGACGCAATCGACGCCAGCGTTGTTGATCCAACGGTTGCGTATTCAACGTTACAGTCAATGGCAACAAGCGCTGCTTGGGTAATGCAAAACGCTTGAGTCAATGCAAATGAATTTAACTGATTGCGACCAATTGACCCTAAAACGCCTTCACACGTAATAACGGCTTCGTCCATGTTCGCTACTTGACCATAATTTATTTTTATGTCAACAATGCGCCCGACCCAGGCCCTTTGGGGATTATTGGGACTGACAATGATTTGTCTGCCCATAGTCGGATTGGGAGTAGACCAGTTTGACGGATCACGACACACAATCGTGCAACTACCTGCGTCGAAAGGTTCAGTACCAAACATACGGCCCGACATAAATTCGACACTCTGTATGTCGTTGATTGTGTAGTCGGTGCCTGACACCGTGTACGTCGCGATCCAAGTTAGGGCAGCCATTATGCAACCCCTGTTACTCGAATTGGTATTGCGCCATTAGTGCGTTGGTATTGACGCAACTTGTTTACAACTTCTTGTGGATTCGGATTAGTAATCGTGATGTATTGCGTCACTTGACCGGTGGCTTGACTTAGGGCAAGACCGCCACCCATTTGGCTAGCCACATTCCCCACAGCTGTGTACGCCTGATTAAGACTCTGTATGTCTCTTAATGCGTTTGACTGTTGCAACAAGTCGGCTGCCAGCTGTGATCCGCTAGCCAAGTCCATTTGCATAATGCCCTGGATTGCCAACGGCCCCAAACCCATGCCCTGGAGTTTGAGCAGGTTTTTGCCGTAGTTTTTTATTTGCCCTACAACATTTTTTACGTTGCTCATAAAGTCACGGAAATTATTAGAGTCTCCGTAAATGCTTCCAATGTTGAACAGGTTTGCAAAAGCGTCAGTAATTTTTGTGCGTGTTTCTGCCAAAGTTTTTAGAAACTTTTGTAATGGTGTTTCTAATTGTTGTAGTGACCTACCAAAACCTCGAGCGTCATTAATAGTGGTGTCAAAACCAAGTTTTTCTAAATGATCGTTTAGGTTTGGTAACCCTATTTGTGTCGTCCAATTCAATGGTTTTTGCCCATAGTAAAGGGCGTCAAATACACCTAACAGTTCGTTCTTCAGCCTGTTAAATGCGCCAGTGGCGTTTATAGCCGAGTCTTCAGCCGCTGAAATGCTAGTGCTTGTTTCGTCCCATAAAAAACCCAGGCCTGGAAGTTGGCTGATCATTTCTAGGGTAGCGTCACCAAAGTTTTCCATTTCTTGAAACAGATACCCAAATTGATCGCCCACAAACTTTGTTGCATCAACAAGGTCAATTAGCGAACTGGTTACGTCTTTAACTATTGGTTGAAACTTTTGGCCCAGTTCAGCACGCAAGTTTTTGGTTTCAGCGCTCAAAATGCGTTGCTGGTTTGCAAGACTTTCAGACGTACGAGCAAAGTCACCTTGTTGAATGGTCGTTTGTTTCAGTATTTCGTCATACGCTGCCAGCACTTTTTGCTGTGGTGTCAGAGCCTGGCTGGTGGTGTCGATTAGCCCTTTACGTAGCGCTGCTTGGCGCAAAGTAGCGTCGTCTAACAAAACACCAAACCGGCGTAACGGTTCTTGTTCGCCACGTAGTCCAGCGCCCAATGCTGTTAGAGCGTCGTCTACTGACGTGTTATTAAATGAAGCCAAGTCTGCAGCTAGTTCGGTTAGCGTTTTGGAAAACGCCACCACATTGTCGCCGGACAAACCGGCTGCACGCCCGAAAATACCAAACGTGGCAACGCCGTCTAGAGCCTGTTGTTTGGACTGCCCAAAAGCTTTTGCTGCACTAGCTGACCAATCATCAAATTGTCGTGCACTTGCTTGAAAGATCGAGTCTACTTTGTTTTGCGTTTCACCTAACGCTGCTGCTTCGTTAGCTAAGTCAAAGATCACTTTGCCAGCTGCCACAGCTGCGCCAGCCATCACGGTAAGCCCTGCTGGGCTTGTGGCTTTGGCCATTACAAATTGGAACTTTTGGGCACGTGTTTCAAGTGACTTAAATTGTTTTATTGCGTCCTGGATACCTTGCTTTTGAAAGGTAGAAATAATTGGAATGTTGATAGCCATTAGCGACCTCTGTTAATTACTTGTCGGGCCAATAGACGTTGCGCTTGCAATTCTGCACGTTTCACAATCGGTATGCAGTTGCGTGTTACTTCGCCTTGCGTTTCTTCGGCTGCTGGCCACATGGCACGTGACGCTCTACGCCAACGATCATTTAAGTTTTTTACCATTAGATCGCCACGCACGCTGCTCGGTAAGCCACGACGGCCAGCCATGTCAAACACCGCCAACCCACGACCTGTTGCTTGTACAACTATTGTCCCGACTGACTCGTAAATCAGCCCTTTTTCAATGTTGCGTGTACGTGCTCGACGTGTGTTGATCTTCAACTTAATGCGTCGTTCTTCTTTGTCTCCGTCCCACAACGGTTTGCCTTTCCAGTTGTTTTCCCAACCGGACAATGGTGGTTTGCTGGGGACGTTGGCTTTAGCTGCTTCAACCGTTGGCGATACAGCTTGTTTAAAGTCACGTGTGAACTCTTTGCGTAATGTTGCGTCAAAACGACCAAGCACTTTCAAAGTTTCTTTTAGACCGTCAACTTTGGGTGGAGTGACGTTAGATACGGCTCTAGGCATGGTTGCGCTCCTCAAGCACACGCACAACCGTTAAAAGTTCGGCGTGTTCAAAGTCCACGTTTGGGGGCCAGTACCCGGTAGCCACGACAACCTGCGCTAGGAGGTAGCCGACGCTGCCGGGTCGGTAGGGTTTCGGTCACCAGCTTCAACAATTTCGGGCATGTCGTTTAGTTGCTCAATGAATTGGTCAAGTGTTGCCGGGACTGTGATACCTGCTTGGCGTGTTGCTTCGTACGCAAAATAGGCAAGATCCTCAGCGCCGATACCGTCACCGACCTGGCTAATTTTGCGCTTATACAGTCGTTCCCATTTGACAACGGTTGCAAGGTTTGTGGTGACTTGGCGGGAGTCTCCGCTAGTGGTTGTGTAGGCAAGGGTCATACGCATGGCGTAATCCTTTCGTCGGGCAAGGCTCCGCCAGTGCGGTCTTGCTTGGTTTTACTCTCAGCCTGAGGCTGAGAGATCATACGACAGCTTTAGCGAGTGTTCCGCCTCGGAACGTCAGCGTTACGGTGCTGAGTTCACCCAGGCTTGCTGCGATAGGGGTATGAGTCTCAAGGTATGCGCCGGTAAGCGTGTAGCTCGGGTTTGTCGCTGATACTGCACCCGACGCTGGTTTAAGTACCAGGGTGGTGGTGGTGCCTACCAGGCTGTAGATCGTTGCTTCGGTTTCGGTCGCTGCATACGACTGGTACAAGGTGACGGTTACTTCATTGTTTTGAAGTCCACTGGTGTACTTGCGTGCAGTGTCACCAAACGCTGTGGACTCGAGCGCCTCAGCCGTAAAAGTAACGGTGGCGCTGGTGCACTGATCGGACAGATCAACGCTGTTGATTGTCACGGTGGGGTTTGAAAGGTACGTGGTAGTTGCCATTTGTCAGTCCTCGGTTTTCTTTTTCTTGAGTTCCTCAACGACGAAACCGCCGTCAATCAGTGCCGGGACATTTATCCCCTCAGCTTCGGCTGCAGCTGCGTCAAACGTGTCACCAATTTTGCCGAGTCGCTCGGACGCAATCTTGTATGCCATGTTGTCGCCTCCTATGCCGTTTGTGCTTGTAGGGAAATAGTTACTGTGTACGACGGGTATTCTACCCCACCGATCAATGTGTTGGTGGGACGACCGTCTGTGACTGCTACTTGTTTGGCTAGCAAGTTAGCTGCGATCTCGAGCGCTGGCCGTAGTGCGTCAAGGTTGCCTGGCCCCATAGTGAGAATTATGCAACTAAAAGTAACTTTGGCGATGTTGTAGTTCCAGGCCTCAAAGCTGGGTGCGTCAATAAACACGCACGGTGGTTGCAGGTTACGTGGATCGGTCACGACTTTCAGCCCTGAGATTGTTGCCAGGGTGGCGCTCAGGTCGTCTATGGCCTCGTTAAAAAGGTCTGTGTACGCCATTAGGCAGCCGCTGGTCTAGGAATGCCCAACAGTTGTTTCATGATCGCTGACAAGCCTGTAGGGGTTGCTGTGCCCATCTCTGTAAATGACGCAAACTCGTTAATGCTTGAGCGTTGGCGGAACAGTGCACCGCCGTACATGATCGTGCCCAGGCTAACGTCCCCTGACGGGCTGGTTGTCAAGCTGTCCACGTATCCGTCTTCTTCTCGCCGACGGTAACAAAACGCATTAGCGGCAGCTGCACACTGCACCAAAAATGCTGCGTCAGCTGCCGACACTGACGTAAACCCCAGCCAGTCCTCAATCTGTTGATCTGTCACCCAGGTGCAGGTCGGGCTGGTTGTGATCGTGCCGACCGGTATTGCAGCTGATCGGTTTAGATCGTCACCTACGTCATAGAACAGCACCTGGTTAAGAATCGGTACGTCATAGTCAAAGATGTAATCACCCTCAGAGTCCACGCCCATGTACTCGAATTGGGGCAGTGCCCTAACGGTGTATGTGCCGTTAAGGCCGTGCCCTAATCCGGTAAGGGTGAACGATTGCCCTACCTCAAGGTCAATGTCCTGCAACAGTTCCACGACCGCATAGTCGTCTATGCGTGTGTGGAATGTGACGCTGGTTGTTGTTGTAGCCATAAGGTTGGCCCCTTTTGGCTATCAGGCGATTGCGATTGACTTAACCTGATCGCTGTCAGCGATGAACGTGGCAACGTAGCCGTAATAGCTGAACGTGCGACCAAGTGTGCCTGGAACCTCAACTGACAAGATTCCACGAACTTGCTCGTAGAACTCGATAGCCGTTGCACGTGCCACAACCATTGTGTCGGTAGCAAAGTTTTTATCAGCGACAAGATTTAGACCGAATGGGTTGAACGTGTTTGCCACAGTGATGTTTGCTGCGCCTGCACCGTTCACGCCCATGAGTCCTGCAGCGCCGGTGTATGGGAACACTGGACGCTTGTCTGCGTCGAGCTGTGAACCAAGTGACTTCCATACGTTTGCAGACACAAAAATGTGATCAGGCAGGAAGTTTGTCGCAGTGAGAATGTCGGTTGCTGCGTCGTACAGTGCTGCAATCAACGTGGACGGGTCGTTGGCGGTGACAGTCCAGGTTGAACCTGAAGCTGAAGCGCCAGCGGTTATTGCGTCGGCTGCGATGTCGTCGGTCTTGAGCAGGTATTGACCAGCGAGGTCACGCAAGATGATTTCCATAGCGCCTGGGCTGGTGAAGTCTACGTCCTGAACCGACAAGGTGACTTGGCCAGCCACAGTTGACTTGCTGACCACGTTTGAAGCAATCACTGGTGTGGTCGCTGACACTGCGCCAAGTTCGGCTGCTTGTGCAGCAACGCTCGTGTGGGTTGTCCAGGTTGGACGAATGAACGTCTTGCTGTTGCCTCCGTCGGGCATGGCACGTGCGCCAACTGCTGCGACCACTGGACGAATGTAGTTCAAGTCATCGAACACTGGCCCAAGCACCGGCACTGGCAAAAGACCAGGGGTGTCGGTGGTTGCTACGTCACCTGCAGCTGCTTGAAATGCTGTCTTGTTTGCAACAGTGAAGTCGGTGACTGCCTGTTGTACGTTGCGGAAAGTTTCGCCACCAATGTGCATGGCTGCGAGATACTCACCAGCGGTGGGGAGATCAAACTTGCGTTTTGGTTGTGCGAACACGGTAGGAACGATCTGCTCCGGGCCTGCTGCTTCGACTGCGATTTCTTCTGACACTGGTTCCTCCTCGACGGATTCTGATAGATCAAGTTCTGCGCCGGGACCTGTGTCTGCTTCGCCTGAAGCTGCAGCCACGTCGGTAATCGTAGCACCACTGAATGCCGGAACGGGAACAAGCGACAATTCCACCCATTCGGCTGCGGTAATTACTAGGGTGCCGTCGTCGTCACGGTAAAACTCTTGAGCGTTTACGCCGACGGATACTGAGTCCAAAACCCCTGCTTTGGCCAGGGTAAGTGCCTCGTCGCCTGCTTGGGTTTCGACTATGGAAGCTGTAAACAGCATGCCGTCAGCTGTGTCGGTACGGCCAGTGACCAGGCCGACTGGCTGTGTCGAGTCGTGGTACATGAACAGTTTTGGTGCTTTGCCGTCAGTCGGTAACGATCCTGCAGTGAACTTGACGGTGGTGCCGTCGGTGACGGTTGCTGCCACGTTGTACGGCACAGCAATACCAGTGATTGTGCGTCGGGGTTTGTCACCAGCTGCTGCCTCGACTTCTACTGCGAAACCTTGTGCCAGTTTTAGTTCCATTAGGCGTTTTCCTCCTGGGTGTTTTCTTGTATTGACTCGTCGGCTACCTGCTGTTGCTGGGTGCCTGTTTCTTGTATGTATTCGTCCTCGATCATGCCAGCCAAGTATTTTTCTATTTCAAAACGTACATAGGTGCCACGTGGCAAGACGTTATTCATTGACAAGGTTTGGCTGACGCATTCCATGTACAGACGTGCACCAAAAATGTAGAGATCTTCACGTGCTGATCGTGCGTTTTGGTATGAGTACGAACCGATGTTCACGCCAGCCAGGTATGGCGGAATGTTGCCAAGTCGGCACATTTCCAAGGCCTGATAGTTGGCTGACTCGATCATCAGCATGTTGTCGGGTAGCGCTTTAGTTTCTTGGTATTCGAGATACTCGTTAAGTGCAGCAGTTTGGTTCTCACGTCGAGCAGCGTTAAATGCAGCTGACAGATCGGCTAGTTCTTGTGCGCTTAACGGTTCGCCACCGGTTTGACGTAGCACGCCACTAGGCATGGACGACTCAGCGTTGCGATACCTGGAAGCTTCAAGTTTGAGTGCTGTTTTAACTGCGTTAGTTGATTGGTAAACGATCCCCTGTACTGGGCTAATAAATTGCACCAGGTCTTTCGGATCCATCATGCCACCCTGGAAGAACACTTGATTTGACGGTGCGAACCACACTGGCCCAGCTTGGTCTTGGGTTGTGATCGACGCTGCAGGTAGGCGTGTGAACGTGGCTGGGAAACCGTCCTGGGTTCTGCTCGAAATGTACCAAAACGCACGACCATAAAAGAACAGATCGTCCAACGTCCACGCCATAAGGGTGGCGTACGGAATGCTTGGGTCGGGCTGACGCAACCATGATCGGGGTGCCAGTTTTTCTTCTGACAGTTCGGTTTCTTGTTCGTCCCACACTTCTCGATACATGCACAGTGGGGTGCTGGCAATAACGGAAGCCATAAGGTCACGGCCACGTGCAAGTGTCGGCACGGACATGGCAGCGTTACGTGCTTCACCCTCAACGTATGAGTAGTACTGGCCGACCATGTTCGGGCCTTGCATGTTGCCCGAATAGCCCGATCCTGCAGCTGCAGCCTTTGACGCTGCCGGTGCTTCGGTGCTGATCTGTGCTTTAGTTTCTCGCTTGGTAAAAATGCCCATGAGTCCTCAGTGTGCCGGGCCTCCCGACGAAACCCGACACGTGCCGTATTCTACCCCCGACCTACAACCAGTAAAGGTCTTTGGGCACGTTGTGGTCGGCTGACCATCGCTGCAGCCCACACCAAACAGCGTGTCAGCTCAATAGGGCCTGGCGATTTTTGACTAGACAACACTGCACCTTGCACAGTTTTAACTAGCACTGCACGGTTTACATGTTCGGCAAGGATCTGCTCACCTCGATGATGTACTCGTTCTTCGGTGATCATTGTGCGTACTAGGGCTGTGTATTTGAGTAATTCGTTGTAGCCGACAATGGTAAAACGCTTGTTCGTAAATGGTGGTAAATGGATCTCGAGTGACGGTGTGACAGCAAGCATGACAGCGTGATCTGTCATGACACGTTGCACTTCGGCCCAGGCTTCGGCTTCGGTGCCGACCACGAACTCGACTTGGCAGTGCACCTGATCACCGTCGGCAGCTGCACGCACACCCACAAACCTTGAGTCGTCCAAACTCGTTTCAATAGCCAACACACCGCCACCCGGCATTGGGTCTTTGGTTTGTAACGCTGCCCACAGCCCTGGCTCAAGCCATGATCCTGCAGCTGACACCCACTGGTTTAAATGGGCACGCATAAATTGCACCTTGTCCGGTGCATTATGGGCAGACCGTAAACCGTCCATCGTGATCGTTTTACCCAGTGCAGGGTTCGAGTACGGCCACCAACGTTCGTCGCCTGGATCCATGCCTGGCGGTACTGACCACTCGGCCATGTACAAGTCACCCGGCTCACCTTTGTCGATCAGCGTTAAACCTTGTTCACGTAACTGTTGAAACACGGTAGATGACTCGTCGCCGGCAGTGGAGAACAGCAGCATAAGTGGGTTAGGCACTGCAATCTGTGACGGCCTGAGTGCACCGAACACTGCAGCCTCAGTTAAGGCCCACAGTTCGTCGCCAAGAATAAAGTCGTAGGTGCCGCCATGTTTTTTGCCTGTGGACGCTGTCACTTTCCAGGTAGATCCGTCAGGGGCAGTCACAAAGTTACGGCCATAAGCCCTGGTGACTTTGCAACTAAACCGTTGCTCGAGCACGTCAGCGATAGCAGTAAACGACTCGACAGCCAAGTCCAAATGGTGAGCTGTGCTGAGAATGCTGACGGGGTGACCGACCACAGTTGGATACTCGATTAACAGCCACAAAACGACCGCTTCAAGCATTGTGGTTTTACCGTTCTGTCGAGCAACGCTGACAAGGCCAGTACGGTGCACAAACCTGCCGTCATTATGTGTAAACACGTCGTCCAGGACAAGTTGCTGCCAAGGCATTAGATCAACGTCCAAATGCTGTTTAGCAAACGCAACAATCTGAGAGCCATAACTGTTGCCCCCCGGCACAACCGTTCTCAATCTCGGCAAACCTGACTCGATCACACCAGTCTCAGCCAGTTCAGGTTGATCTCGGCCAGTTCCGGTCAGTTCTTCTGCGATAGACGGAAAGA